GCGCGGGGAGATGGGCGCGGATTAGGAGAAGCTTACGACGTAATGATTCAAGCGCCTATGGTTTCTGAGTTGATGAATATGGGTCATCTGTCGAGAGCGACTTATTACGCGCCGACGCAAGTAGATCTAGACGGGATAACCATTGATCGCAAAAAACACGATTACAACGAAACCCAGTTGCAAGAGCGGATGTCGCAACAGCACATTGTCGGCGATATTGTTGAGCACTGGCTGAAGCTTGCCGGAGGTAGGCGAACAGTGGTTTTCTGCGCTGGAGTGAAGCACAGCATCTTGGTACGAGATCGCTTTGTATCGCAGGGCGTGAAAGCTGAACACGTTGACGGCATGACCGAGATTGGCGAGCGCAAAGGCATCTTTGATCGGTTTAGGTCTGGCGAAACCCAAGTCCTGACCAACTGCATGGTTGCAACTTATGGCTTTGATTTACCAGAGATGGATTGCGTTGTATTAGCTAGACCAACCCAGTCGATCATTCTTCACTTGCAGATGCTAGGCCGGGGACTGAGAACCGCCAAAGGTAAAGAAGATTGTTTGGTGCTAGATCATGCTGGTAATGTTGTCCGATTAGGCTTCGCCAGCGATGAAGTGCCGTGGGGATTAGAACCAACGGGGAATTTGTATGAACGAATCGCGCAGGAACGACTTGATAAGAAAATTAAAGACAGCGAAGGAATTGTCTGTGATAGCTGCGGCCATATTTTTGAAAGTGCTAGACAATGCCCTAAATGCGAGTGGGAGCTACCTGAGAAAAAAGGCAAAGACATACAGGTTCGGGACGGTGAACTGGTCACGTATACAGCGATGGACGGCCCAAGCGTTGACGATATTAGAAGGTTCTATCGTGAAATGCTGGGGCTTTGTGTACTTAACAACAGAAAGGAGGGTGTTGCGTATTTCACAACACTGGCGAAGTACGATTTCAAAGCGCCATATTCGTGGCTCAAATTGCCACCGTTACAACCATCAGAAACAACGATCCGATTCGACAAGTATCAGCGGATCAGATACGCAAAAAGGCGGAGAAGGGCATGAATAGAGAAGTAGACCAGCTTGATCGGATTCTTGATAAGCTAAGCCAGCGCATCGATGAATGGGATGACGCGCAAGCTGAGGCGGCGGAAGCCGAAGCCAGATTGAAAAGCCAAGAAGCGACAGCGGCTAAAGCGATGATGGACAGCGGGATGAGCGCAGCAAAAGCGCAGCAAGAAGTCAGGGCAAAAACCGAATGGCGCGAAATGTATCTGGAGGCCCAGTATAAAAACATTGCGGCACAGAAGGTTAAGATGCAGATTGAGCTAGGCAACAAATACTTTGAAGCCGAAAGAACGCGACAAGCCAACCTGCGAGGCATTCGCTAGTGTCAGAAACGCTGCGCTCGAAGGCAATGAAAAAGCTACAACTGTTAGCAAGAATCTCAGCCGCAGATGATCACGGTTATGCTGATTGTGTAACGTGTGGCGTTACAAAACATTACAAAGAAATGGATGGCGGTCACTTCATCCCGAAGGGTCGCAGTAGCTACTGGGCGCTGGAGGTTGAGAACGTCCACCCGCAGTGTAAGGCTTGCAATAACTGGGGCATGAAACACGGTTCAGCGGCTCAGGCTTACACGATCTGGATGATCGATTACTATGGCCAAGACTTTGTTGAACACATGCTGGAAGTTCAGCGCAAGGTCAGGAAGTTATACGCAGCAGACTACCGCGATATGATTAAGCGGTTCAGTCAGGATATTAAGTACCACGAAGCGAGGATAAGTTGAGGGCATCATTTAACGCAAAACGTGAAGCATCACGCAGAAGGTTGCAGCAAGACGTTGAGAATTTTGTGAAAAATGGCGGTACAATCGCCCAAGCAGAAGGGTATCAACCAGTTGAATTACTTTTTTGCTCACACTGTAGAACCCGGAAAGCTCGCTCAAAATTTCCGAAATATACAGGGATGGGGCAGTCAAAATGCTTTGATTGCGTACTGTGAAGCCGCGACAAATAGCCGCCAAAATGATTAAGGCGATGGATGAAGCTGCAAAACAGGTTTGGGAACAAGAACAACATCATATTGATTTGCAGTACAGAACGGGCTGGAAAGGACTCATTTGGGCGCATGTGACTAATCACTATATGAGGCAGAACAGTGCAAGAATATCAAGACAAGACGGGATTGAATCATCAAGAATGGATAGCGGAGTTTCGTAAAATCGGCGCATCTGGAATGGCGCGCAAATACGATCTCAACATTAGGAACATCTATAAGAAGCGAAGATTACTGGAAGCCGATCACGGATCGATCAGTAACCCTAACAAGATTGAGCAAAATATTCCGGCCAAGCATGTACGCAAAGAGATCGACGCCGAAAACTTGGTGATGATCATCGGATCAGACGCGCACTACCAACTGAATGCCGTATCGACCGCCCACCTAGCATTCGTTGAGCTAACCAAAGAACTACAGCCCGATATGATCATCCTGAATGGCGATATGATCGACGGCGCAAGCATTAGCCGACACCCGCCAAGGGGTTGGGAATACATCCCGGCGCTGGCTGATGAGATGGATACCGTGCAGCTAAGGCTCGAAGAAATAGAAAAGGCCGCACCCAGCGCGCAGCGGATTTGGACAATAGGCAATCACGATTCCCGGTTTGAGTCACGGCTGGCTATGCAGATGCCAGAAATGCGAGGGCTAACGGGAACTAGGCTAGAAGATTTTTTCCCAAGCTGGTCGGTTTATATGTCAATGCACATCAATTTCGGCAATTCGCAAAAGCTGGTCGTCAAGCACAGATGGAACGGTGGCGTTCACGCAGGGTATAACAACGTTCTGAAAGGCGGCGTCAATATGGTTACAGGTCACACGCATCAGCAGGAATGCAAACCCTTCACTGATTACACCGGGACAAGGTACGGGGTTCAGTTAGGCACAATGCAGGAACCTAATGCGGCAGCGTTCGAGTATGCCGAGGATTCGCCAAAGAACTGGGTCAGCGGCTTTGCTGTAATAACGATCCGAAACGGGGTTCTGTTGATGCCGGAGTTTGTTAGGGTACACAAGCCCGGAGTTTACGAATTCCAAGGCGATCTGCGAGAAATTCATGATTGAAGAAGTCTATCCGATTGACCTGATCGTATCCCGACGCATGGGATACCTTGAAGCCGAGGTTATTGAATTGGTGACGGCGTTTGCTATGACGCAAGAAGTCGAAAATTTACACCACGCCCAAGCGCAACTTGCTAAACTGATCGAGCGCGAAGAATTCAAGCATCAGCAGCAAGCAGATTACGAAAAAAGGGCGGGTTATTATGGCGAACATACTGATTGAGGATATGCAGCCCGGAATGATCATCACGGTCATCTGCGAAGACCAAGGTGAAATCGAGGGGCCAGACCCCGGCGAGGAAGCCCCTGAAGATGAAGAAGAACAGATCCTAAGGTTGGTAGGCGAACCGGTCAGGGCAAGTAGGTCTTAGACCCTTAAAGTCAGGCCAGATGCCGTCACAGACGTTGGTTATATAATCCGCCTCTTCTTGCAGTTCATCCTCGAAAGCCATCGTTGAGGCTTGCATCATTAGAATGACGGTTAAAGCGGCCAGCAAGATGTATCGTATTTTCACTAGTTTGACTCCGAGCGTAGAAAACGGCGAACCGCGTTGTACACCGTACTTTGGTGCATGTTCATTTCTAAAGCGATGTCTGGCTTAGACCATCCCAGCGTGTAAAGTTCACAGATGCGGTCGATTTCTTTATCGGTCAGCTTGCGCGGTATGCGCTTGGTCGATCCGTTGCTAAAGATTTCGGGCAGTTTGTTGAGCGCCTGAGTAGCGCGAAAAAATGTGTCGTTCATTTGATTCTCTTAGTTGTTTCGACCCGCAAATAATTACAAAAACCCAACCAAAAGTAAACTTTTCGTTTAGGGTAGCAAAAGGGTTAAAATACCCGATTTGCTATGTACCCCGCTAACGCGGATAAAACCAATAAAAGCGATTAAACCATATGAAGACTGTAAAACTAGAAAGGCTGGCTTATTTAGAAGATGGGACATTCGGCGAACTGACATCGGATTGCGGGTTTCACTGCTACACCGTAGAGCGGCCTTGGTTAGATAACAAGCCGTGGGAGTCATGCGTACCCGAAGCGAGCTATGAGTGTCAGCCATTCGACGGTAACAGATTTAAGGGCGTCGTAGAGTTAACCAACGTGCCTAATCGCAGCCATATCCTGATCCACCCCGCAAACTGGCCGAAAGAGCTACACGGCTGCATCGGGCTAGGTAACGGCTGGGAGATTACAAAAACGGTGCCGATGGTTTACAATTCCAAGGCGACCTGTAGAGAATTCTTTGCAAAGGTTGGCAAAGAGTTTATTTTGACCATAACGAGCAAGAGCGCGATTTTATGGGAATAGGCATAGTCAAAGAGCTGGTCGGCCCTGTAGCGGGGATTCTAGACAAGTTTGTCGAGGATAAAGACCAGCGGGCGCAGTTAGCGCATGAAATCGCAACGATGGCAGACAATCACGCGCAGGAACTAAGCCTAGCGCAGATCGAGCTGGCCAAAGTCGAGGCTGGCGGTAACTGGCTACAAAGAAGCTGGCGACCTATGATCGGCCATATCTGTTGGATTGGGTTGGCTTACAACGTAGTGGTCAGCCCATTCCTGGGCATTTGGCTGCCTGTTCCTGAGATACAATCGGATCTACTGTATCCGGTTTTATTGGGGATGCTTGGAATGTCAGGCATTCGCGGATATGAGAAAGTGAAGGGCAAAGCTGGTGGCTAAGGTTTCCGAAGATTCAGAACTGACGATCCCGCTGAAAAACTTGCTTAGTTTGGTTGGAGCAACGGCTGTAGGTGTTTGGGCATACTTTGGTATCACTGAACGCCTTGGCTTGCTAGAGCGCGAACAAGCTATGATGATGGTTGAGGTTGAAGAAAACGACAACTGGATTGACAACTTCACGCCCCCGCCCGAAGTGAACGCCAGCGTTAAACGGGTCAGGGATCTAGAGTTGCAGCTTGTTGAGATAAAGTCGCGGCTTAAATTCTTGGAGGCAGAGAAGTAAATGCGTGGTGTATTACTGTTCAATCAAGATGGCACGATATACGCGGGTCAGGTTCATACAATGCCGAATGGCGAAGTTCATACAGGAACCGCCCATACCGCAGCAAGCAAGCGGGTCTTTTACTATTCAGACCTGCCCCCACCCAGCCGGATCAGAGCGTTAGAGGCTATGGTGGAGCGCCACGATAACCCTAGTAGAACAAACGGAAGCTTTAACAACTAATGGCAAGACCCTTGGCTGAAATAGACTGGCACCAAGTCGATACGATGTGCGAGATACACTGCACTGGCGAAGAACAGGCAGCGGTTCTTGGTGTGGATTACGACACCCTAAACGCAGCGTGTAAGCGCGATCACGGCATCGGTTTTTCGGACTATTTCAAACAAAAGAGCGCAGCGGGAAAAATGAGCCTCAGACGTAGGCAGTACACCAAAGCAATGGACGGGGACAACACTCAGCTTATATGGCTAGGCAAGAACTGGTTAGGCCAGATGGATCAGCCAGAAGCCGCGCCGATTGACTTGCAGCCCATAGTTATCGAGCGAGCCGATGAAGCTAACCAAGCCGCAGGATGACATCTTTTTTCGCAACTGCCGGTTCAGGGTAGTTGTAGCGGGTAGACGATTCGGCAAGACGTTCATTTGCGTCTATGAGCTATTGGG